TTGGAAAGCGTGTTGGATGATTACGGCGTCAAAGGTGAGATTACCAACGCAAGCTCAGACCCTGCTGTCGCAGTGTATGAATTAGAGCTGGCTCCGGGACTTAAAGCAAGCCGGGTGATTGGTCTGTCAGATGATATCGCACGGTCTATGTCCGCCACCTCCGCACAAGTCAGCACAGTACCGGGCCGGTCGGCAATTAGGATTGAGATACCCAACCAACCTATCTCTGACGATGCTCGTGGTATACCACCCGGTCCCTTCAGGCCCGAGAAGGTAGGGTCTCTGTACAGTGAATTAAAGCCAGACCAAGTACCAACCCAGACCCGCAAGGCCTACAAGTTAATGAAGGTGCAGTCATCTCGGAATGGGGTAGTTATGCCTCTGTTTGCAAAACCTGATGGGCAGACCCAAGGCTTCTTAGCCAACCGCTGGTATAAAGCCGAAGATCAACAGCCCACTATTGGTGCAAAACCACTGGCTAGGCGTCCGGGCATTCACGCAGTCAATCTACCTGTGTTTGACCAGGGTAAAGCTAATGTGAAGGGTTCTCAACGTGTTTGGGTGGAGGTTGAACTACCTGAAACAACCGCAGAAACTCAAGCTGAGAGTGACGCCTCACTAAATAGCCAAGGTAAACTAGACGGTATACAGGGGCGTCTTATTAATCCCAATGAAAGTTACGATTACAAGACCAATCCCAGTGCAACCAATGATGCCGGTGGTTGGCCTGTAGCGGGGTCAATGAAGGTACTTCGGATCCTAGCTGACGGCGAGGTCTCCGAAATCCTAAATGCTAATGGCCTTAGTCACCAGGTGGAAAACTCTACCACCCAGATCGACCAGGCAGCCGCAGATGTCCTCAATACAAATATGGGACTAGCAAACATTGCAGACACACCAGGCACCCGGCCACAATCCAACGACAGTCTTAAAATTCCTCAAGACTTTGCAGAGCCGGGTACTACCGATTATAGGATGCAACACCAACCTAGTCCTGACGGTGCCCCATTATGGGACATGACTAAAAACGGAGAGGTATTCCCCGATGATATCTACTCTGAAAATGGCTTACGTTACTATGGACAACCGGACAGTATAGCGGACCAAGAGAGTTTTGCGGTAATCCAAGCAGTGCGAGGAGATCCCGAAGCAGAAGTACGCGTGTATAGGGCCGTACCTGATCACATATGGCACATAAACGATGGAGATTGGGTAACAGTCAGTGAGACATACGCTAATGAACATGCTTCTGGTGGTTTTGGGATCAACGGGAATGAAAAAGGTAAAGTTCTAAGCGCAACTGTGAAAGCCAAAGACATACGGAGCCCAGGCGATGACTTGAATGAGTTTGGACTGTTTCCTGATAGGTTAATTGCATCTCCCGCAGCTGACGACAGTCGCACTCCCAACATCACGGCACCCCAGATAACACAGCCCACTGCACTTGGTCCTAAAACCATAGTAGTGGAGGGGCAGATAAAACCAGAAGAGCAGCAAGGTCCTCGGAATACAAACCACGGCCTTTTACCTCATCTCAGGGTGAAAGCTGATGGCCGTAAAGGCAAAGCTCTTATCTTACAGGGAACCGATAACAAGAATGCTGCAAGACAGTTAGTAGGCTTGGACGAGGTTATTTCCCGACACGGCGACCCAGCAGGGTCACCAGAATCCTGGTCAGCTTACCAGGGTGATGCACTGGCTACCTCAGACGTTCCAGTACAGCCCAATGGGTTCATCAATGACCTCAACAATGGTGGTGCCCAGGAGCTTTTAGGCAAACTAACCCCAGGGCAAATTGCAGATGCGGATCATGGTTTTGAGAATGCCGCTAAATTCCGACAAGACTATATCGACGGTAAAATTAGCATTGCGGACACTGGTCGCCTATTTCTTTGGTCGTTCCTGTCTAGGGGGGTGAGCCCTTACACCCAAGAGAGTTTATTCTTAGACAGTTTTGATGGAATTGACCCTTGGATTGAAGCAGCAGCCGACCAAACACTGGGTGATAAATTACCGGCATACAAAGAATGGGCGGCGGCGACAGCACCAAAAGGATCAGGCCAACCAGGCGCGGGTGCTATGCACAACTTGAATGCCTTTGGTGTCGATTTTCTTATGAAGATGTCTAAGCCAGCCGGTGGTAATGACTCGCGTAGCCGCTTAGAGGTTATCCATGAGATGATGTCGAGCCCAGGTATGACAGGTCAAGAAATACGGCGTGAATTTACTAAGGTTGGTGAAGGTGTTGGTATTGATAACAAAGTAGTCTCGTTCACGCTTTTAGTAGCCGGTTTCAATGATGTCATGGTTCTTGACAGGGTCCAGATACGTCAGATGTACAATGACGGACGTTTTGATGGTATTAACCTCTATGACGGCTATAAACAAAAAGACCCCAAAGACGGTAAGTCAAAAGTGGTTACTGGTACTGGCTTTGCCACCCAGACAAATGGCGTCAAAGGCTTGATGATCTATGAAGCTATGGAGAAATCCTTATCTCAACGCCTCTCTAAGATTTACGGGGATATAGGCCGCCCAGAAGCTGCTTCTGTAGGACGTTACCATTGGGAAACATGGGTAGCATCTTCTGAACAAGAAGCCTCTCATGGTACTATCGATGCTATCTTAGCAAAGGCGCAGGGAGACCCTAATCCTCTCGATGGTGTAACGGCAAAAGAAGGAGAATATGGCTCCTATGCTTATGGCGCAAAGTATGGGCTTGAAAATGGCCAGCCAATGTTTACATACGACATACCAGATCGCGGCGAGTTTAAGTTCACTGTACCAGCTTTTCGTGAGTTCTTGGATGCTATCAAAAAACCAAAGAATAAGGTCGTACCGGCTAAGTTCGCGGTTAGTAAAAGTGGTAATTCACCCTGGTACATGAGAGACGGCGTCAACTTAGATGCCCTAGCAGAAAAGGCTACTGAATATGGCAACAGCGTTTCAAGAACGGATGATGGCTTACGCCAAGATCAAGCAGTTCCCAATGGACGGCAACTTGATGCCTCTAGCGGACCCGACAACAGCATCATCGCCAACCTCCTCAGCCCCCCTGGGCCAGCTGGTGGACGAACACCCAGGGCCAGTGATGGCGGGGCCTCCAAAGGGCGCACTCTCGCAAGGGTAGCCCTCGCAGCGGTCAAGAAGTTTGTCCCGCCGGTGAAAGCGGCCTTCCAGGTCGGCAAGCCTGGAACCCCAGAAGAGAATGGGATCCAGTCCATAGACCAGGCTCTGCGCTTGGCACATACCCTGGGCATCACTGTTCGTCTATTTGACAGCCAGGAAGAGATGTATGCCTCGCGCCTTGCTGCATATGGATCTGGCGATCCCACTGCGGTTGCCTCGTTCTATCGGAAGGGTCCTGAAACAGGCGGAAAAGGTGCAGAAGGCACTGTCTTTGGTCTCAACCCAGGAGCTCTGCTGGATGACGGCAGTTCCGTAAGTAACATCCAAGCTCTTTCTGATTTGATCCATGAGATTGCCCATGGGATGACTTTGAGCCCCTTAGATCTGAATGGTTCCCAGGTTGAAGACACTCTGTTTACCAACCCCCTGACCGGGGAAAGTGACCGGGCACCCATGGGATCCTTTGCTGGTAGTGCTATGAGACCCCTATTGGAACAGACGGGTGACGCCGACATCATGGCGGAGCTAGATAATCTCCAGCTGAATGTGGATACTTACACAACCAAAGATCCTTCGCAGCGTCATGCGTTGCGCGAAGTTCGTAAGTTGTCGGACAATCTCAAGGATTGGAAGGGTTATTACCAGAAGCAGTTTGATGCCGGTCAAATCTCCCAAGCTGAGGTAGACACAGGCGTGGCCAACCGTGAGGAGCAGGCTGACTACTACACTAACTACATGCAGAGTGTACGCGAGTTGGCTGTTGATCCCGTGTTGGTTTACCTGATCAACCCTAAGCTGGCGAAAGCGGTTATGCCTAAGACGGCTGCCCTTATCAGGCAACAATTCAACAACGCCGGTAACAACAAGGTCAAATTCTTCAACCACCCAGCTGCTATCGTCATGGCTACGGTCATGGCTATGCTGGCCCAGGCTATGGCTGAAGAAGAGGAAGAGAAGCAGCGGATGCAGATGCCTCCGGGTGCTCTAAGTCCCCCACCTCCGGGTATGGGTGCCCTTTCCGCGTAAAACTAATGAGGTCCCTTCGGGGGCCTCTTTTTCTTTGGAGAGCAACATGAATAAAACCGCACTGGACCTGGTTCCAATCCTACGGGCAATTGAGGATGTAAAACACTCGCTCCTTCTGTCTGACGCCCAGCGCCTGGTTATCTTTGGGGAGATACGGAAGAGCGTACCTGAGCCAGTCTTCTGTCCTCAGTCTCGCCTCACGCTCTCAATCATAAACAGTATATTGGAGACGATGGATGGGAGCACCAAACCAGCCGCGAAAGAAAGCACCAAGGCCACCAAAGCAAGCCCAAAAGGCAAGGCCGATATCAACAAACCCAATAGCAAGACAGCATCAAACACCCGAGGGACGCGAAAAGTTCCGTCAGATGCTGGCAAATCGAAAGAATAAAGGCGGCAGACCCAAGGGCACTCCTGATGGTTACACAGCTGCTGCAATTGAGCCTATCCGCAAGAGGGCCAAAGAAGACGCAGAGAGGATCGTAACGATCATGGCAAAAGAGAACGAAATTGATGACGTGTATGCGATCGAGGCCCTACGGGCTGCTGTAGAGATCATGCGCGAACCTGGTCAAAACCGGGACCGTCTAACAGCTGCCAGGATGGTCCTGGATTTCACTAAAACCAAACCAGCTGCGAAGAGCGAAGTCACCATCGGCAAAGCTGAAGCCTTCCTGGAGTCGCTCCTAGTAGCCACCCCAGAAGAAGAGCAAATCGAAGATGGACAAGAGACTTAAACAAGTTCGACAGAGACTATACGACGACTTTAGTTTCTATTCGGAGGCTGCACTCAAGATCCGCACCAAGGATGGTGACATCCAACCCCTAAAACTCAAGCCTGCCCAGCACATCCTCCATGAGGCTGTAGAGAAGCAGATGGCGTCTGAAGGTAAGGTGCGTATCATCATCCTGAAGGCCCGGCAGCAAGGTCTCTCGACCCACGTTGGTGGCTATCTGTATTTCAACGTGTCGCAACGCAAAGCCTGTAAAGCGATGGTCATCACGCACCACTCAGACAGCACCCGTGCGCTTTTCGATATGACCAAACGATACCATGACAACTGCCCTGAGCTCCTGAAGCCGCACACAAAGTACAGCTCCCGCCGGGAACTTACATTTGATGTCTTGGATAGTTCATTTGTTGTTGCCACCGCCGGTGGTGAGAGCATTGGTCGAGGTGAGACCCTTACGCACGTCCACGCCTCCGAGCTTGCGTTCTGGCAGAAGTCTACGGCCCTGGAGAACTGGAACGGTATGACCCAGGCGGTCCCTAACAAGCCTGGCACTGCTATTTTCGTTGAGAGTACAGCTAACGGCGTCAGTGGTATCTTCTATGATCTATGGAAAGGTGCTGTTGATGGCACCAATGGCTATGTGCCTGTGTTCATCCCTTGGTTTCTCGACCCTGAATATAGGGAGCCTGTCCCTGAGAACTTTGAGCCAACACCTGAAGAAGAAGAGTTGGTTGCCAAGTACGACTTAGACGATGAGCAGCTTATGTTTCGGCGCCGTAAGATCGCCCAGAACGGAATAGATCTTTATCGTCAAGAATATCCCGCAGAGCCTTCAGAAGCCTTCCTGACGACCGGGCGGCCTGTCTTCAACCCAGAGGGGCTCCAGAAGAGCCTAGATGAAGCTCCTGATCCAACACAGCGTATGGCCCTAGAGGGTGGTGAATGGATCGATAATACCCGAGGTGAGCTTACCCTATACAAGACGATCGACCCCGGTGAGAAATACACGATCGGTGCTGATGTTGCGATGGGTGTCAGAGGAGGTGACTTCTCAGTCGCCCAGATCCTCGACAGTAAAAAGCGCCAAGTTGCGACCTATCGTGCCCAAGTTCACCCCGACTACTTTGCTGAGGTCCTCTACAAGTTAGGTGAGCTATTCAACTTTGCTTATATCATTGTGGAGAACAACTCTCACGGCATCTTAACCTGTACCCGCCTGGGTAAAGATATGGCCTATCCAAACTTCTTTACTGAAGTCCAGGTAGACAAGCTGACCGATCGAGAGACCATGAAATTAGGCTTCACAACAACGTCCAAAACCAAGCCACTGATCATCGATGAACTCCGGGCAAACGTCCGCGAGGGAGAGATCGAGCTAAACGATAAGACCACAATCCGTGAGATGTTAACCTACATTGTTACCCCTACGGGTGGCATGGAGGCGGAGGGTGGCTGCTTTGACGACACTGTCATGTCTCTGGCACTCGCTAACCACATCCATGAGGGTGCCTGGGAACCAATTGAAGCGTCTGACGCTTACTATATCGAAATGGTTTAATCATGAATAAGAAAGATTATAAGAAACTAGAAGACGACAACATTGTTGCCCTCCTGGATGACAATATTCGCCGCAGCGTAGGCTATTACGACAGCCAGTTATCGCGTGAGCGTAAGCGCGTCATGGATTATTATAATGCAGTCCTCCCAAAGCCAGCCCACGATGGGAACTCCAAATATGTTTCGATGGATGTCTACGATACAGTAGAGAGCATGAAAGCTGCTTTGCTGGAGACATTCTCTACAGGCTTCAAGACCGTTCGATTTGCGCCTCAGAATGCAGATGACCAGCCTATTGCTGAGATAGCCACTGAGTATTGTGACTACGTTGCAAACCGTCAAAACAACCTATTCGAGATCATGCAGACAGTCATCCACGATGGCCTGATAGCTCGGGCGGGTATCGCCAAAGTCTTCTACTACTATGGTGAAGAAAGCCACATCGAGGAGGTCAGTGACCTCACTGAGGAAGAGCTAGACGAAATCCTGATCCAGGATAACGTCGAGATCGAAGAGATTACTGAGGACGTGGCAGGTCTATACTCGGGAGAGCTGCGGGTGACCTCAGATGCATCGAAGATTTGCATCGAGAGTATTAGCCCAGAAGAGTTTATCATCGAGGCCCAAAGTAAGGATCTTGAAAGCGTAAACTTCTGCGCACACCGTACTAACAAAACAATCTCAGAGCTCCGTGAGATGGGGTACGATGAGAAGAAGATCGAGAACATTGGTGACCACTCAGATGTAGACCTGGACACAGACGGTGAGGTCCTTTCACGCCATGAAGAAGTAGGCACCAGCCGTGGGTTCTCAAACATCGGTTACCAGGACCAAGTACGCACTGTGACTGTCTATGAGTGCTATATCATGATGGACCCAGAGGCCACCGGCGTTGCCGAGCTTTACCGGGTTGTCAAAGCAGGCAACGTGATCCTGGAGATGGAAGCTACAACGATGCGCCCCTTTGTGGCCTTTGTCCCACTTCCTATTCCTCACGCATTCTTTGGTAACAACTTCGCATCGAAGGTTATCCCAATCCAGAATGCCCGGACTGTACTGACCCGGTCGATCCTCGATCACACAATGATCACCAACAACCCGCGTTATATGGTTGTCAAAGGTGGTCTTACCAACCCGCGTGAACTGATTGACAACCGCGTTGGTGGCATTGTGAATGTGTCACGCCCAGATGCGATCATGCCTATGCCCCAGGCGTCTTTGAACCCGTTTGTGTTCCAGACGTTGGCCATGTTGGATGACGACAAAGAAGACACCACAGGCGTCTCCCGCCTTAGCCAGGGCCTTAACAAAGATGCCATCAGCAAGCAAAACTCAGCCGCAATGGTTGAACAGCTGGCAACTATGTCGCAGCAGCGGCAGAAGATTATCGCTCGTAACTTTGCAAATAACTTCCTGAAGCCTCTGTATCAGATGATCTATAAGTTGGTCATCGAGCATGAGACGGAAGAGAAGATCGTCGAGCTTGCAGGCAACTATGTCCAAATCTCCCCGGCGGAATGGGGATCAAAACGTGACGTGGTTGTTGAGATGCACCTCGGTTATGGTGAGCAGGTTGAAGAAGCCCAGAAATACCTGGCACTACATGGTTTGATGTCACAGGACCCTGTTCTGTCCACGATGTATCAACCTCAGAACCAATATAAGTTAATGTCTCATGTCATGGAGAACAACGGCATCAAGAATGTCGCTGACTACCTGACACCTCCTGATCAACTCCCACCACCTCAGCCTGACCAGGGCCAGGAGATGGCGATGCAGATGCAGCAGAAACAGCTGGAACTTCAGGAGAGACAAACCCAGATTGCGGAGCTCAAGCAGCAAATGGACGCACAAATCGCACAACTCAAACTTGAACTTGAAGCGACCAAGGCTGAACGAGGCTTCGCAATACAATCTGATGCGACCGATCTGAAAGAGGCGCAGCTGGAGCACAAGCGTATGACCGATATGGCCGAGCTTGAGATCCTGCGTAACGCTGATGATGTCAGAGGTATCGCATCACCAACCGGCTAACTTAGCCAATCTTAAAGAGAGCAACCATGAACGAAGAAGAGCAACTCGTTGAAACTGGCGAGGCGGCTGAGGCCGTCTTGTCTCAACCTGCGTTCAACCAGGTAGTCAATAACCTGGTCGAGCGATCATTCCAGACTTTCGTTAACACTAAGCCCGACCAGGGCTCAGACCGAGAGTTAGCGTACAACCACTATCGCGCACTTGTGGACGTGGTTGAGACACTGAAACAACAGGTGTCCATCAAAGATGAGATACTTGCGAAAGGCGACACCCGCCAAGAGGAGCTGGACCATGAATAACGTCCAAAATGAAGCTACTTCTTTCGCTGCCTACGACGATGTCGATGAAGCAGCAGAAGCCATCCTAGACCGCTGGACAGACGGCGCAAGCCCATCTGACGATGAGGAAATAGAGGCGACAGCTGACGAACCTATAGAAGAGACAGAGGGTTCCGAAGCTGAGTATGAAGAAGATGAAAATGAAGACCAAGAGGAAGACGAAGAAACGGATGAGGACCCTGATGAAGGTGAACCAGACGATGAAGAAGTCGATGAAGACGATGATGGCGAGGCTGACGAAGCTGAACTGTCGGACGACAGTCTTGTTGACATCCAAGTCGATGGAGAAACCAAACAGGCATCCTTGAAGGATCTGAAGCGTCTCTATGGTCAGGAAGCATCTTTAACTCGAAAGTCTCAAGACTTAGCATCCAAACGTAAAGAGGCAGACGATGCCTTGCAACGGACGGATCTCAGTTATCAGAAGCTCTTAGAACGGGCAGAAACCCGATATAAGCCCTACCAGGACCTCGACATGCTCGTTGCGTCCAGGACTATGTCGGTTGAGGATTTCTCCGCACTACGCCGGGAAGCCTCAGAAGCTGAAGCGGAACTCAAGTTCCTGAAGGAGGAGTCCAACTCTTTCTACCAGGAAGTGCAACAAAAGCAGGCAGCCCAGCGCCAGGAGATGGCTCAGGAGTGTATCAAAACGCTCCAAGAGACTATCCCGGATTGGGGAAATGCTTTGTACAATGACATCCGTGAATATGCTGTCTCTGTCGGTCTCCCAAGAGAACAGGTTGACCAATACGTTGACCCCAATGTCATCACTCTCCTTAACAAGGCCCGTCTGTATGACCAGGGCAAAGCTGCTGCCGGTACTAAGAAGGCAAAGGCGATGCACGTCAAAACAGCTAAGGGGAAGGTCCTTCGATCGAAGAAGGCACCACCTTCTACCTCGGACATCAATGCTCGTAAGCAATCTGCTGCGTCCAAGCGTGTCCGTGAAAACAGAAGTCGGAATGGTGACATGGATGATATCGCTGAGATGCTCCTATCACGTTGGGAAAGCTAAGTTGTAACTCATAGTCAAACGGCAAGGAGCCATTCAAATGACTGTTTACACAACTTATTCTCAGGTCGGTAAGGCCGAGGACGTTTCAAATATCCTATCAGATATTACTCCCACAGATACGCCTATGCTGACAATGACGAAGACTGAGAAAGTGTCCGCACGGACGTTCTCATTCCTCGAAGACAGCCTCCGCGCCGCAGCGTCTAACGCTAAGGTCGAGGGCGCAGATGCCGCAGATATCACTCTGATCGACATCGTTGAGCGTACCAACAACACCCAGATCCTGGAAGAAACCTTCCGTATTTCTGGTTCTGCTGATGCGGTAAAAACCTATGGCCGAGCCAAGGAAACCGCGCTGCAACTTGGTAAAACTCTCAAGAGCATCAAGCGCGATTTAGAGTTCAGCCTTGTTGGTGTTGACCAAGCAGCTGTCGCTGGTTCGTCTTCCGTAGCTCGTAAAATGGCATCACTGATCAACCAGATCTCTACTGGTGTTGACGCCGGTGCCAACGCAACGGACGCCCTTACAGAGGCCAAGTTGCTTGAAGCTGGTCAAACAGCGTTCAACAATGGTTCTGATCCGTCAGTGTTCATGATCAAACCAGCTGACGCCCAAATCGTTGCCGGTTTCTCAGCATCTGCTGGTCGCAACCGTGAAGTCGCCCAGGGTAAGACCCTTGTGAATGTGATCGACCTCTATGTCTCGCCCTACGGCGAATATAAAGTGGTTCTTAACAGACACTTAGAGACTTCACACGCCCTGTTGATTGACCCGTCCATGTTCAAAACATGCGTACTGCGTCCGTTCACACGCACACTTTTAGCGAAGCAAGGTGACTCAGATCGCCATATGGTGGTCGGCGAATATTCTTGTAAACACAGTAACTTCGCGGACAGTGTGAAGATCACCGGCCTTTCCTAAGGCCCGTGCGAGGACGCCCTAACTCCCAGGACTTTTGCTCTCCTTTTCCTGGGGACCTGGGCGTCCTCACCTAACCTCCCAAGGATACCCCCATAAATGACTAAAGAGACCAAACTGCACGGTGTGCAGACTGAATTCCTGACTCAAGGCTTTGACCTGGTCAAGAAACACACCCAGAACATTTCCCAGGCTTTTCTAGATGACCTGAAGGATGCCCGTAATGAAAGCACCACTCGGCTCGAGGGTGACTATATGCGTGTGGCGTCAATACCAACCGTAGTTGCAGAGCAATGGTTGCGCGAAGGTTTCAATGTTTACGAAGAGACCGGCGCAGCGATCGTCAAGCGTCTCCAGGAACAAGACCTGACTGCATTCATGACAACTGAGAAAAGGATCTAGCAGATGGCTTATAAAACCACAGGCAAGTTCAAGCCCTGTAAGGGATGCACGACACCAATGACATGCGACAAGTTCGGTTGTCAAAAGCAAGGGGACTAGAATGAACAAAGGCCAAATCCGGGCACACTTTATTGCTCTACTAAACCGCAGCGACTGCACTGATGCTTTGGCCGATACCTTCATTGACCAAGCTATGACCAGGATACAGCGTTTACTCCGCATACCATCTATGGAGAAGCAACAGTCCTACTCAATCACCTCTGGTGTTGCAGTCACCCAGATTGTCATACCCTCAAATCTCCTGGAGATTATAGACCTCCAATATGCAGGCCGCGCCTTGGTTCGCATACCTATGCATGAGATGGCACAGCTGCAATCTACAGGTCAGGGCGGGAACCCCATCTACTTCACCAGGGAACGTGAGGTGATCAAGCTGTTCCCTATGCCTTCGTCAGGCCAGGTTTATCTGAACTATTACGCCGAATTTGATGAGCTCACTACTGACGTTAGCACAAATGTAATAACTAAAATTGCTTCAGATCTACTGACATACACAGCACTCTCATATGCTTCCGACTATTTCCTCGATGAACGTGGTCCGTTGTTTGAAAGTAAATCTGGCAACTTCTTGTCCGAGATCCAGGGGCAAGCCGACACTGGTGAGACATCTGGGATGGCCTCAACAATGCGCCCAACATCTAATTTCGAGGACTGAGGTAACTAATGGCATCATCATCTTTCTACAGTGGCACTGGCGTTACCCCCGAAAACACAGATGTTACACCAGTTGCACCTAGCAACATATCTGCAATCGAAGACAGTAAGAACGCAGCGGCCCTCTCTGAGGCTGCTGCTGCTGCCTCTGCTGCTGCCTCTGCAACATCAGCATCATCTGGCGCAGCCTCTGCATCAACAGCCACCACAAAGGCTTCTGAAGGCGCAGCTAGTGCCACAGCAAGCTCCAACTCTGCCGCTGCCTCACAGGCATCCAGAGTTGCATCTGAGGCCGCTAAGGTCGCCGCAGAAACAGCCAAGACCTCAGCTGAGA